AAAACTTTAAAATTAAATAGAATATCAAACTTAGAAAAAAAATTAATAGATCAAGATTTAAGAGGTTACGATCATTATGTTTTTATTGACGGTAATCGAAAAGCACAACTTATAACTAACGGTAAATGGGTTACAGAATTTATTAGAACTGCTGTTGTAAAGCACAACGCTTTGATATGTGAAGTCTTATGTATGCGTGAAGAGGATTTTTCAGAACAAGAACTTAAGGATTTTGAGGACGGCTTGCTTTCATAATTTTCTCTACTTGTTTCATAACCATAAATTGATGGAAAAGAAATAGTAATTTATTTATACCTTTCGCTTTTACTATCTTTTCTTCAATCATTTTTCTTGACTCTTGTTCAGCTAATCGTGCCAATGAAGATGCAAGCACAGTATCCATTTTTGCTTGATTTCTTATAAGGTCACAACAAAATGCTTTTATCTTATCTGTATCATTAGATTTCATTACTTCTCTACATTTTAATTCTGTAGAAAGTTCAACTTCAGCTGGAGGAGATTCAAAGATGATTTGAAAAAAAGTGTCTTTCATATCATTGAAGATTTGTAGTTGATCCAGGATATAGCCTAGATTCAATAAAACTTACTGCTTGATCATCTATCGTATTATCTGTTTGTTTAGCTAATGCTTTTAACAAATCAACAATCAATCTCTTCATTGCTTTTGATTTAATAAAGACTAAAAGAATAGGTTTTAGAATTTTTACCATCGTTTTTATGTGTTACTTCCCAAACATAGCTACTTTGCTAGTATTAGACAAGATACTCAGCTTTTATGGCAGAACAGGAGAAAAAAGGTCCACTTCAAAAACTGAAGGAAAACATTACAGATAAAGAAGAGCAGTTAGCTTTTATTTCGGTTGTAGTAAGGCTTGTTGTTGTTGCTTGGAGTGGGTTTATAGTTTCTCTAAACTACATTTCAATCCCAGGATATAGCAACGAACCAAAAGATATAACTTTTCCAGCTTCTCTGCTAACTGGTGCGTTAGCCAGTTTTGGGCTTGAAGGTGCAAAGAAAAGAGGAGATGGAACATATAAGCCAGAAGATAAACCATTAAACAAGAAAGAAGTAGAAGCGTTACTAGCGTCACAATCGGGTGGATACCAGACAGTTAGAATTGAAACACCAATAAAAATTATTGGAGCAGAAATAGTCGATTCCAAAAAACCAAAACAATGAAAAAACTCATTCCATTTTTATTTCTAGTTTCCGCACCAGCCTATGCGGACATGAATCACAGTATCAGTTCATCTGTAAAATTTGAATCTTTGTCGGCAGCAAGTACAGCAGATAAGATTGGGTCGTCATATAGCATAAGCGGTAATAATGTTACAACTGTAGACTCTAACTCGGCAGCTACTATCGGTGGCTTTGGTTCTGCAACTAATGGAGTTCCTAGTATTTCATTCCCTTCTGCAACTCAAGCAACCAGTGGTGAAGCGTTCAGTTTCGCACAATCCTATGTGGAAGGAGATGCTACACCAGGTAGTGCAGTTACAGTAGGTACTGTGCCAAATTTTTCAGACCTTACCAGTACAAGTGCTGGAAGCGTGGGCACAGCAGCAGTGGCAATAGACAATCACAATATTACAATGACACCAGGAACAGGAACGGGTATCGTAATAACAGGTCAGTTTGTCGTTGATCTTACTATCGAATGAGGAGGCTATTTCTTCTTGGCTTTGTTATATCTGCTCCTTGTTACGCTGTGCCAGTTATACCTAATTTCACTCAGGGCAGTTCCACAAGTAGAACAGAAACTTCCACAATTATTACAGAGTCTATACGAACAACAGAATATAATTCTGGGTTCTTGTATTCAGTTACAGGATCAGGAATACAACATGACGGATCTTCTATATCTCCAGCAGCTACCACTGTTAACGAAACTATAAACGGAACTACTCATACATGGCAGGGATTAGACCTAAATCAAAGACCAAACTGGACTCAAACAACTCAGGGAGATGCCTTTCAATTTACAGAAGTTTATCAAGCACCTGGTTTAGAATCCGTAACCGATATAACCCGAACCATAGAAAGCACAAGCGTCACAGATACCACAACTATCTTCTCGCAATAAGTCTTATAAGTAATCCTGTATTTGCTAATACCTCAAATACAGCAGCACCCGTAGCTCAATCCTCATCTTCAGTATCTAACTTTGCCACTCAGGTATTAGGTGGCCCAATGGTAGAAAATCAGTATGGAAATGGAATAGTTTGTTCTGGCCCACAGATGGGATTTACTCCTTTTATAACTACCACATTTAATCAAAGAAGGCCACAAGATTACATTTATCATACGCCCGTGTACGACAACACAGATGCCAATAATGATAACGTGCCAGATAATCCAGGTAATATACTTTACTATCAAGAAAACTATAGTGGTAACAAGGATTCTCTTGGACTTAACTTTGGATTTGCGTTTACATTTAATATTCCGCTAGATAACAGATTTCAAGATTCTTGTTTAGACGCTGCAAATACCCAAATAAAACTACAAAAACAGGAACTAAATGCAAAGATGCTCAACTATGAAATAGCCCGATTAAAAAATTGTGGAGAGTTAATGTTGGCTGGAATATACTTTGATCCTAAAAGTGAATACGCAAAATTATGTGACGGGGTTCGTATTGCTCCAAAACCTAATCAAGTTATACCGCACACTCACGAACTAAAAATTGGGCAGTAGGCAAGCACGGTTAAACTTGCCCACCTAGACGCCCTATCCATTGCCGTGGCGAATAGGGTATTTTTATTTTACCTTATCTTTTTTCTTTGTAAGTTTTTTAAATAGATTTTTTATGAGAGGTTTGACAATATTAAGCAATAATGGAGTAGTGGCAGCAACAGTAGCAATAGCAGCAGTGCTAACAAGCTGTGGAGGATTCGGTATGTATTGCTCGATGAATTTAACGTCTTCATAAAGAGTTATACATTCACTACCATCTTCGCTTCTTTCGTGTCCTATAACACGCTCCAATTTAAACTCTGAAGCATATTGGCCTACTCTTTGGTCATTTGGCCCAGGACATTCAACAAAAAGAGGCTTGTCTTCTTCTTTCTTTGGTTCGTATTTTGGTGGTTCTACTGTTGGCGGTACAAACTCTTCTGTCTGATTGGGGGTTTCTGATTGAACATACTTAAATTCGTTGGGGGTATAATCCAAAGGTTCAAAACTAGGAATACTGAAGTTACCACATTCTGTATATGTTCCATATTCATCTTTAGGGTTATCAATAAGGCTAGTTAAATTATTTCTATGAACTCTTACACAACCAGGGATATTTACAATAGGTTTATTTATTTGATTAATAATTGGAGTGTGATCACTCCATATCGGCACTCTGTGTATTTGAATCTCGTTTATTTTAAAACGAGGTATTTCACTCACTTTTTAATAAATGGTATAGATGGCCCTGTTGCTTGAGGCATTACATTATCTAATACTTTAGGCATAGAACCCTGTACATTTCCTAAAATTTCATTCATAACTTGAGACTTGAAATTCTCGGATGTTACATATTTGTAGCCTATGTACGCTCCACCACTCATGGAAGCTACCATAAGAAAAGAAACAATGCTTAAGACGTTAGCAATTTTTTGAAACATGATTAAAGAAGCCCTCCTAAAAGCTAGTGTGCCAATTACTTTGATGGTTTTGGCTTTGATTCTTGGTTTAGCTCCACTATACCTGTTGGCTGGGATTCTTGCTCGATCTTCTTCAACAACAACTCCACAGCCTGTACACCGCCCTCAAGTAATAAAATAGATTGGTTAGTTTCTTCCAAAACTTTCTTGGCTTGAGATTGCTTTAATCTTTGTTTACCTAATTCTTCTCTCCATTCGAGAAGTTGTTTCTCTGCTAAGTTTTTCATTTCCATCTGTTTGGATCTGAAGGATATTGTGTCATATTATGTTTAACAAAATTACCTTCAGAATCATAGGTTGTTTCATATAAATTTATTAAAGCTGCTGTATCAGAACAATTATTAATTTCTGTTTTTCTTGTCTCATAAGCTGTTCTAACTCCATCACGAAATGTACTTATTGCTTCTGGTATCGCAACTCCTTTTTCAGCCTTCCTCGTAACATACCAATCATATAGACTTAGTAGACTGTTAACAGTATTTCTTTCTGCTTCGATCAAAGTAGATTTTACACCGTAGTAAACAAGTTGAGTTCCGTCAGGATTTTTTATTAGATCGCCTTTCTTGTAAGATCCATCTGGAGCATCTGCCTCATATGTGGCATCAACATCAACTAAACTTTTAGGCGTACCATCTGATTTATAGAAGCGATTATCATAATTTACTGCATCTGCTACTTCAGTTATTCCAATTGCAGTTTTTTCTTCAGCACTGGAAAGTCTTAACCAGTTAGCAGGGTATTGAGTTCCATCAGATGTTTTAAATGCAACATCTAAAGGTAAAGGATTTCCGTTTAATTGATAGGCCATAGTATTAGTTTACCTTGCGTTAGAGAATTTGTAAGGGTGTCTTGCGATAGCAAGATAGAAAAAAGAACCGTCATTTGCGTTCCAAGAACCATCATACATATCTTGTAATTGAAAACCATTAGAGAAAAGAAAAGCAACAACATAAGCTGTTGATTCTTGATTACTACTATGTGCTAGTAATCTTTTTTCAAGACCATTACCATTTGAACTTGAAGCATTGCGTGATTCATCTAACATAATCCAGTCGCCAGTGCTATCTATCCTACGAATAAAAAGAAAAGCGGGTCTGAAACCTGTATTAATAAACGTACCTTGACCGCTACCGTTTCCAACATATCGACCAACATCTTGGTAGCCTTCAACAGAATTGAAACAATACATAACGTACTCACTACCACTAGCATTGACGGCACTGCTATTTCCAAGATTAACAACAGAACTTGTGGGATCAGTATTATTCCAAATGTTAGAAGTAGTAAATGGTGAACTATCTAAATTTACTCTTGTATTTTTTGTTGGACCTAAATTATTATCAATAAAAGTCATCCAATCAGAATTACCACCTGATCTTCTTTTAAGCATCACAAACGTAGGCTTTACTCCCAATCCATGCCCAACTGTTCCGTTACTGCCTGATCCTGTATATGTAACTATAGAAAACCCAGATGTTTGGCTTGCTCTAACTTGAGAAGAGATTGAACCATCGTTATTAGTTACTGTTGAACCCCCAGCGTTCCAACTCCATGACACATATTCACTTCCATTTTCATTTGTATTTGTAAGGTTTCCTAATTCAAATCCATCACTATTAAATGCTTTTAAACCAACATCGACACCTTCTGAAAAATTATGGTTAGTGTATATAGATTTTCCAGCACCTCTAACAGCATCATATAACTGATGTATATAGTTATGATCTCTAGATTTTATCCACACAAAGTCTGGTTGAAAGTCTAAACCAGTTATATCTCTACTACTATTTCCATTACCTGTATAACTAACTGCTTTAAAATATTTAGCTCCCTCTGGAATTGTAGGTTCTGGTAAATTTTTAGAACATAAAGCTAAAAAACCACTTGGAGGTGCATACCTAAACTTACCTATACCATTATCATCTGTATTACCTTGTGATGTTTCATTTCCATTGAATGTATCGTCTGCACCAAAATTGTAATAACATTCTTTATTATCGTAAGGAGCACAAGCAGGACATATTCTCTTAGTAAGACCAGTAACGGCTGGATTTGTTTGGTTCGCTGGATTACCTGAGTTGTAAAAAGTACCATTTTCAGAAATATAAAATTTACCATTATCCATATCCAAAGCAAAACCAAGAACATCTCCATTAGATTGACTATTGCCGTAACTAGAGTTGTTCCCGTTACTTCTTATGTCTCCATTGTTTTGTCTAATTTGAGCAGATTGATTGGTTTCTGCACCTCTTGTATTACCATCTATATCTTCTTCAACAGATGTTATACCTATAAAACTATCAGACCAATCTTCTAGTCTTGCTTCCCAATACCATTTACCTGATGTAACACCAAAAGTTCCCCTTATAGTTCTGAAACCATGTCGGCACTCAACCCTTCTACCACCATATTCAGTTGTAATTAACGTGCTATCACTTTTATCATTTATATTCATTGTGCAGAAATTATTAGTTGGAGTATCTGCTGAAATATCGTGCGTATTAAAATTAGATGGAGTCCAGTTATTACCATTACCTGAGTAATCTTTACCCATAGTAGTGGCTGTAGTATTTGAATCGTCAGTAAATTTTAAATAAAAACCAGTGGTTCCATAACTTCCAGTGTATTCTATAGGAACCCAAGAATTATTATCGTCATATTCTCCAAATTCTGTTGGAGCTACAGTCGAACCATTGACATAATGAAACTCCGCAATATAGCCATCATAGTTATGGGTACCTCCACCTCCAAAATATTCTCCTATAACCTGTTCACAATCAGCACCAAATGCTGTTTCAAAATTTTGTGAGGGATATTGCAAACTTACATTGTTACCTGTTTTATCTGTTTCTTCTACACCATTTATATAAAATCTAACTCTGTTTGATGATGTGGATTGAGTTGTATCTATCCAGACTACACAGTGGAACCAGCCACCTACATCTCTAAATCTTCTTTCTGTAGCAACTGATCCTGAGTAACTACCGCCAGTTACAAATTCAACTGCAAGTCTATTAGCTTTCCAGGCCATATAACTTTGAGGATTATTACTTCCAAATTTTGCATTATAAAAATAATGATCTTGTCCATCTTCGGGTTCATATCCAGCAGTATTATGCTTGACCCAAAAGCTAAAAGTCATTGTTCTTCTATCGCCCGAAGAAGAAGGAGTCCTCTTCAGATCCGTTTGATCGTTGTCATTAAACATCAAACTTCTTTCTATTTGATAACTCTCTGTAGCTGCGGAAGCTCCTGCACGAATTGAATCAAATAATGCCATTTACTTTACATCTAAAGAAACTGCACAATGTACAGTGTTAGCTTCTTTCAAAATATAATCTATTCTATCCACTGCTCCTGCTGCTGTCGATAAAGTAGGTGCTGTACCGCCAACAAATTTGAAATCTGCATGAAATGCTAAAGTTCTACCGCCAGTGCCATCTTGAGTTATAAATATAGAACCGCTTTGACCTAATGAACTTGTTATATTTTGCGGATTGCCTAAAGTTCTGTTTCCTCCAAGAGTTACAGAATAATGTATTCCAGAATTAAAATTAATAGTTATTGTTGAGCCGTCAGTAAGAGCTTGAATAGCAGCTTCACAAGTTGCACTTGAACCAAAAGCTAAGCCTCCATTTATTGTTAAAACTCCAGTAGCAGTATCAGCCGTATCTGATCTTAAGAATTGACTCGAATCAATACTATCTAATGTTGCTGCGTTACCGCCATCAGCAGACGTAATATATCCAGCACCATTAGTAATTGCATTATTATTCAAAGAAATATTAGCCGACCCATCAAAAGCAACTCCAGCTATAGTTCTGGCTGTTGTTAAGGTGGCTGCTGATCCTGTTATATTGTCAGAAACTCTTGCTAAACTAGTGCCATTTACTGTCGGAACCCCTTTAAAGTCTCCATAAGCATTACCACTATCAAATTCAACGCCAATATTTCCGTCATATAAAATCCTGACACCACCAGAGCCGTCATATAATTCAAGGCCATTATTTTGTTGAGTGTTGTAAATACCATAATCACCACCAGCTATGTTTCTCACTTCTATAGCATCAGAATCACCCTTGAATGTTGCAACAATAGCTCCTGTACCAGTACCAGAACCAGCACCACCTGTATTACGAACATCTAAAGTAGCTGTGCCTTGTGTGCTTTGAGACATGACATCTGCTGCGTCTGACCTTACAAAGCTTGAAGCGTGTAAAGAATCTACTGTGTCGGCATTTGTACATTCGGCTGGCGTGATATTTCCTGTTCCGTCAAAAGATGTGCCTCCAATAGTTCTTGCTGTTTCCAAAGCTGTAGCTGTAGCTGCATTTCCAGTTGTATCTTGATTAAGTGTTGCGACTCTAGCTGCTGCAAGCGTTCCAGAAGAAATGTTAGACGCATTTGTAGTGTCTGTGGTGGCTGAAGATGCAAGGCCAAGCATGGTTCTTACTGCACTTGGAGCAATTTCTTCGATAATTCCTGCACCACTACTGTCTCTCCCTAAAAGTCTGTCTGTTGCTGATACATTTTGAATTTTTGCATAAGTTACAGCATCATTATCAATAGTGAAAGTTGCACCAGAACTAGATACTGTAATATCTCCTTTATCTCCGTCACTTAATCCAGCACCTATTTCAACTACAGAATTATCATCTTTTTTTGTAAATAATTTAGCTGTATCTGTTCTTACAGCTAATTCACCAGTAACAAGATCACTAGCACTTGGATCGCTACCGCTTGCTCTTTTTAATCTTATTTGATTAGCCATTGGCTTTTACCTCCTATGGCTTAATAAGAACCACCATCTATGTTAAAACTAGATGCACTTTCATCTTCTAAAAATGTAACCAGGTCAGACAATGCAACCTGTTTCATAGTTCCAGCATCATTACAGACAAATCTGTCTGCTGCTGCAAGAGTTGTTGATGTAGCTGAAGTTCCACCATCCATTAAATTCAATTCTGCGGTAGTTGAAGTAATACCATCCAACACGTTCAATTCTGATGCAGTAGAAGTAACGCTTGTTAATTTACTTACAGGTAAAGTTCCTGTTATAGAACTGGCAGCTAAATCTACTGCAAGTTCTGTTGACTCGATTACAAGTCCACCATTTGATTTAAGATCAAGAGAAAGAGTATTCCCAGACTTATCTAAACCATCTCCTGCTGTTATCTGACCAGCTCCCGAAAACTGAGCGAAAGTTAGATTATTCGTGCCCGTTACTGCTGATCCTTTGTTGCTAGTACAGACAAAGCCGTTATCCGCATTAACAGTTCCCTGTTCCACGAAAGTAAACATTCCTGCTGCGTCTGAACCAGCAGCTAAATCATCTGCTCTAGCTGGTGACGATCCAACAACATAGATGCCATTCTGAGATGCAGTAGATTGATCTTTTACAAGGACTCTATCGTTAGTTGAAAGAGTAACACCATCTATAGTGTCTCCATTATTAAGTGCAGTAGATATTGTTATGTTTCCTGTAGTAGCTGCCACACAAGAATCTTTAACATCAAGACCCTGTGAAGTAGCTTCAACAAAACCTTTTGTTGCTGCATCTTGAGCATTAACAGGGTCAGCTACGTTAGTTATTGTTTGGCTATTCAATGAAACTGAACCAGTTGGTGCAGCCATTTGATCTAATCTATTTGCTTGAACACCCGTATCAAAATCACTTATTTTTGTATGAGCTAACGAAGGTACATCAGCAGCTACCATAGCTCTGAATGTTGCAGCACCATTACTACCATCTGGTGCAGCTAAAAATGTATTTTGTGTTCTACTCGTAAATAAATCAGCAAAACTACCAGAACCACCTATAGCTTCAATAGTTGTAGCTGATCCACCTGATCCTCCCGTTCCAATACCGACAAATAGTTTTTTACTGCCTTCGGCAAAAGCTAATTCAGCATTTTCTAAACTGCCTGGTGCAGATGATCCTGTAGATCTTTTAATTCTAATCGTGTTAGCCATCAGAAGTTTCCTCCGTCAACGAGTGTAAGTTTGGTAGTAGTGTTATCTGCTTTTATGGTATCAGAAGCAGCGTGATAATACAGTACTGCGTCATCAACTTTGCCAGATATATCAAAATTAACACCAGCTACCGCTGGTCCTTGTGGTCCTTGCGTTGTAATTTCGACTGTAGTTACATCAGAAACCTGACTTACAGTTATAGAATTAGGGCTGCTCATGCTGTGTAACCTTCATTTATAAATAGTTTACCCTCTAAATAATAGTTTTTGCTACCCGAAGGTTCTGTTAACAATACGTCATAAAACAAAATACTTGGAGTAAAAGTAGCTGTAGCTGTATCTGTTAAATTCATATCAATAATTCCGTTAGCTCTATCTGTATATGTTATGTCCCAATCAGCATATTTTGTGGAACGTGATTCATCATAAACTTGTGCAGCTACAGTATATCCAGTTAAATTTATTGCTGATCCAGTTGAGTCTTTAAATGTTAATTTAATAGGAAAGTCTGCTCTTCTATCAACAGTAAAATTCTTTTTTCCAGGAATAATTGCCATTTATTTAACGTCAAAAGATACGGCACAATGGATGACACCGCTTGATTTTATTATATAGTCAATTCTATCAACTGCACCAGCAGCGGTGGATAAGGTTGGAGCAGTTCCACCATTAAACTTAAATGCTCCATTAAAAGTAGCTGTTCTAGAGCCTGTCCCGTCTTGAGTTATAAATATAGATCCACTTTGTCCTACTACCTGATTGCTAGGTGCAGCAAAGGTTCTATTACCACCCAAAGTAACAGAATGATGACAGGCAGTAGCCATATCAATAGTAATTGTCGCACCATCAGATAATGCTGTTATATTTGAAGCTGCTCCACCTGTTAAGGAAACACCACCTGATACAACTTCAAATTTCGTAGATCCCCCTAGTTGTAATTGTAAATTACCAGTGCCAGTTTCATTAAATACTGAATTAGATCCAGAATGACTAATAGTAAGATCAGAGGAAGAACCAAATACTAATTTTGCATTATCAGCAAACTCAAGAGCATCATCAGATTTATCCCACAAAACACTGTAATTATCTCCTTGAAAAGCAACATCAGCCGTTGTTAACGTGCCTGTCATTGTTCCACCAGATTTTAACAATAAACCTAAATTAGCCTGATCTATGTTTCCTATTTCAGTAAAAGCACCATTACTTGAGTTTCTTATTTTTAAAATATTTGAAGTTGTATTAAGAAAAGGCATACCAGCTACACACTGACTTGTAACCAAATCAGATGACTTTGAATTGCTAGATTGTATTGCAGCAAAAACAGCGTTTAAGTCAATTCTTACGTTTTGACCTGAGTTATTTTCAATAGTGTAGTTTGTTACGTCAGCCACAGTTAAATACTATTTTTCTCCATGTTACCCTCCTTTGCCGAAACCAACAGCACTGTAGGTAAAGTTCCTATCAATACTAGCATTACTTGAGTTTTTAAAGTGAACTGTAAAGCCAGTTCCAGATATACTACTGAGTTCAAAATAATCTCCTGTTGCCATATTTTGTGGAGAAATATTTACTGATGGTAAAAAATTATTTAAGTTGCCTAGTGCTGACGTTCCAACAAAGAAAGGTGCTGTAAATGTAACTGCTTTTGCTCCTGCTCCAGATGCAATAACAGCAGATTGTTCTGTTCTTGATGGTAAAGTTGCTGTATATCCTAATTGTTGTAAATTCATATTTTGTGCAACGTCATTAGTTTCCAAAGTTGCTCTAAATTGAAATCCTCTACCTTTAAATATTCCATTAGCCATAGTATTGAACGAACCATAGGTAGGTGAACTACTTGGATTATCGGTGGTAGTCCGCACGGCTAAAAGAGCATTTGCATCATTAGCTATTGATCCATCAAAATCTGTCCAAGTATCTATATTGTCTGTTCTGTTATCAAATTGATCTCCAACATAAAAACCAGCACCTTGAAAATGTCGTTTCAAAGTAAGAGAAAAAGTTGCTCCAAGATCAAGTGTCTCAACAAAATCATAAGTTCCAGTAGCGTTTGCACTAGGATCTATAAGCTTTAATCCACCTTTAGAGGAATCAAATACAACATTAGTTTTTGTTCCATTAAAAGGTGTACTATCTGTATCTTCTCTATCTGTTTTAACAGTTATAGAATCTAATATTTCTGGTAGTGTTATAGAAACTGAAGCCTCTGTAGTGCTGAAACGTAAGCCATCATCTTGAAATTTAACCAAATAAGTTCCTGGAAGTGCTGGACAAATCGCTTCGGTAGAGTTTCCAGGTACAGCTTCAATAATATCCTGTGCAGCTTGGAAAGTAGCAGATCCCCCCGTTAAATTTGTATGCCGTATATAAACCCGACCACCATGCAGAACATCTACAGCAGTAGCTTGTTTAAATCTTAATCTTACAAACTGATCGTTAATTGATTCGATAGTAAGATTCTGTACGTTTTCTGGTACAGCAGTTTTACCTTCAGCAACAAAAATCTTTTCAGTTGAATTGGGAGATATGTTTAAAGCAGCATTAAAAGAATAAACTTCAATCGTATAAGTTCCTCTTTTACTATCTAAAATTTCAAAATCACTACTAAATACGACTTGAGATATGAAATTGGTATCTTCAAATTTATAATTTACAAGATATTGAGTAACACCATCGACAGGCTGCCAATCTATAATCAATTTACTTCTAGCCATATTATTAAGAGTTACTATTTTTTCAGTAACAGTTAAAGCACTTGGAGGAGATGCTGGTGCATTTAATAAAGATATTGTTCTCGTAGGTAAAGCAGTTCCATTTTCAATAAAATCATATTTTCCCTCAACATATGACAAGGCCGAAATTGTGTACTTTAAATCATCTTGTTCTTCAACTTGAATAACTCTAAATAGTTGAGTTTGTAAATCAGTACTGGAGATTAGATAAGGTGCATTTACGTTTGGTGCGGAGCTAAAAGCAGATTGTGTCGTTCCATCGGGTTTAGTAACTTCATTTACTGTAAATACAGCACCAACAACACTAGATACTTTGCCTACTTCAACTGTGCCATCAGGTAATATGACTGAAATAGTAACAGAATTGGCTAAGTTCGATAACGTTGTATCTCCAATAGCATCAATCGTAATAGCAGTGGTTGTTGCAGATACTACACGACCACCTCTTCTGCCACCTGCCCTAACTGGATCGTTTATTTCTATAACAGAACCAGGTCTAACAGCAATTCCTGCATCTATCGAAGCTGAAAACAAAACTGTTTCAGATTCATTTTGTTCAGCAAAAAGTATTGCACGACCCAATCTCGCAGCCTGATTACGGGAGGTGCACGCAAATGCTTTCACTTGCTTAACGATTGTGCCTAGCTTACTTATAGCAGTGCTATCTTCTACGACCTCAAAATCCACTTCTTTTGAATCCATGTTGAAATAACTAACAGAAATAACAGAATGACGTTGTTTTAAACTACTACCCTGATAATTAAATCCATTTTCATCTACATTAGATAAGTTAAATAGATAGCTTGCTGTCGTTGGTTTATCTTGGGATATAGTTACAGAACCAGCAGACCATATAGGCATACATCTCATAACACCTGCTAACTCATTTATTGCTTCAAATGCTTCTTTAGGACTTTGAATATTTACATTACAACTAAACCTAGCTTCTTTTGTACCAGCTCCCGTCCCATCGTCTACTTCTTCATTTGCATACTTACTGGCAGCTACAAAACTAAATAAATCTAAATTACTGTCAGTAACGTGATCTCCTAACCCATACCTAGTGTTTGTGAGAAGATCTAGTAAGCACATAGCAGGGCAGTTTGTATAAACAGCAGCACCCATAACTCCATTAAATATATAACCAGTTGGATAAACAATTCTGCCAGTTGCATTATCAACAGTAGGAGTACCAGAACTAGAGGCTCCTGCTCCTGGTATTCTTACTTTTATTCCTCTTATTCGATACTTTCTTGTGGGGATACGATTAAATTGTTTACTATCTAAACGAAGAGCAACATAGGCACTATTAGCGTAAGTTGAATTGTTATCTATAACTTCTTGAATACTGGTAAATTCAAAAGCATTTACCCTCGCTGCCTCTGAACTATCTTGGGTTACACGGATTACTCTTACATCTACAGTGGTAAATCCGCTTGTTAATTCAATTCTGTGATCTCTGGCATAAGCATCTGCTGTCCTGCCACTGACAGAAGCACTTATTTTATCTACAAATCCTCCTGAGTCATGTTGAACTTGTATTTTATATTCAACAGTATCTCCTCGAATATCTCCATCATCTTCAGCTACCTGTATCTGAGGCCAAGTTAAAGTAACAATAACAGCGTCAACATCTGTATTTGAAATTTGTCTAGTTACTGCACCTGTTATTCCTCCGCTATCAGTTCCATCAGCATTAACAACAGTAACCCCAACACCCGTAGGTGATCTGCTTTCAGCAGGAATACCACTCATTGCAGTTTGGTTTGACGTTCCAAACTTAGATTTAAAAGTTACATCTTGAAAATTAAAATCAGTATCCGCAGGACTAGCACTTGTAGCTGTAGATTGCAATATTGGAGTGTCATCAAGAAATACATCTTTTAAACTTGCATTGTCATATGCAGTCGTACCTTTTGTAAGACCTTCTTTTGATGCACTAGCAAAACCTTCAATCTCTCCTTCAGAAATTAAGTCTTGAACGGTAGCAAAACTTCTACTATGTAAAGTATCAGGAGCACGATAAGGAGGTGGGGGTGGTTTTGGTGGGCCTCCTGCTCCTCTAATAAGCTTAGTTTCGTCTGTCATGCTTCCACCTGATTAGTGTCAACTGCTGCACTTATTACAACACTTCCTGTAATTATTTCACCATAGACTATTGGTATAGGAGTGCCTGCTCTTGATGTATTCTGCACTCCACTAAAATTAAAAGATAATTGTGGGTCTTCTTCTGAATTAAATTTTTCAGGTTTAGGCAAAGGGAATAGCATTTCTGCTACGCCAGATAAAACCAAAGAAGCACCTAAATAAACAGCAGCTTTACCTAAAAAAGTACCAGTAATTCCTGTAATAGCACCCGCATTCGCATAAGGAATTGGTGCGAATGTAAAACTTACACCACCTGTCATAAAAGCAGCACCTATCAAAGCTGCACCTAATAAAATCTTGCCTAATCCTCCTCTTCCTGCACCAGCTATAACTGGTATAAAATGTATATCCTCTTTCCCTATCGGATACGATAATTCGTCTTTATCTAAATCGTAGTTACCTACTTTAACTTGATAATACTTTGGACTCATATGAGCCTCTACACCAGCAAAATTATGAATTAAAAAACTAATAGCTTTTCCTATTGTGTCCACATTAACATCGAACTCTTTATGCCCGACAAATTCTGCTAATTCTCCATATAGCTTTACTTTACGAAGCATAACGATACCTCTTTCCTGTACATTTTAACAGCCATTCAGAGTAAGGCTCTCTACAAGATAGTCTATCGGTTAAATGATGAATAACATCTCCTTCAAAAAATAATGCTACATGATTTAAAGTTGGATGCAAAATACTCATAAGTAAAACATCTCCATCTTCTAATTTTTCATTAGGTCTTAATTCTCTGAAATTAGTTCGCCAAGCACAATCTTCAAACATAGGTTTATTATTAAATTCCTCTAATGTTGTAGGTCTTTTCCAATCTCTAAGTTCAATATTTTTTTCTTCTTTATACCAATCTCTTATTAAACTCCAACAATCTGTTATTCCCCATACCCATTGTCGTCCTAATAAAGGTGGCTTGTATCCGCACGGTTCTAAATATGCCCACTGTTCTGTCTTTGGGTTAACAATATGCCAAGGTAAATTACTATCTTCACAACTTATTTTATCTGCTTGGCTTGGTGTTGGAGGTGTTATGGGGTGACTATGAACCACTGCAACTATCTCACCTGTATTATCTGCTTTTACATAATCCTCTGGGTCGATAATAAAACATTGATGATCCGTCATCGAAAGATTACGACAAGGATAATATCTTTCCTTACCTTTTATATTTAACAACAAACCACAAGACTCTTTAGGGTCTTCACGTTGAGCATGGAGTAGTGCTTTATATTTCCAACTCATTGAACAAACGTACCAATGGAAGGGAATATTGATCGTGTCGCTTGACGCTTCGGTATCCTAACTCCCGCAAGATCAGTAGGAGCAGCAAGCTCAAATTCAACAATTTCTCTAGTTTCTGCGGACTTACGATCTATTGCATATACTTCTCTAGGAAACTCAGCAGTTGGATCAGCAGTTGCATTTGTTCCATCAGCAAAATTAGAAGCATCAATAAATTTAGCTAATGTTCTTATTCTTGTAACTGTGGCTCCCGTTAAATCATTACCAGCTGTTGTTTCATTTACACTTAAAAGTATTGCAGAAATCAATCCAGTTGCATTACTTATTACTATTTTAGGTCTAGGTAATTGTCCACGTTGAAAAGCAAAACCTGAAGCTTGTATAGGAAATCTAAGATAAGAATTACCATCCCAAACTATTTGACCATTTGCATTCAAATTACTACCAGAATGAAATCTGTATATGGTATTTGCACCATGCAATGCTGTAGATAATTGCAAGGTAAATAATTCAATAATCGCTGACGGATTAATACTTTGCAAACTGCTAAATACTGCTGAATTAACTGACATTAGGAAGTTGGTTCAAATACTTGTCTAAAAGTAGCTTGAATTGTAGCCCTGTTATTAAATGGTATAGATTTACTCCACCCTTCGCAAACAAATTCAGAAGAAGAACTTTCTCCTGGAGGAGTAAAGGTAAAACTATCACTGTCATTGGCACGAGCATCTAAAAAAGTTTCTATGGTATCCGCATCTGTTTCTGAAACTTCAAAAGTAAGATTAAAAACTTTTGGATTCTGATGTTGTGCTAAACCAAATAAAAGTCTATGTTCATAACCATCAGCAAAGCGAATCGTACGAGTTAATGGTGCGGATCTTTTCTGCTGCCCATATTTAGGTTTTATTGAGGGAAACGTAGCCATTATGCAAGTAATCCTCCTGGCCTTTGTTGTTGTATTATTTCAGATTGTACTGCAACTGATATAAGACGACCAAGTTCTTTTCCTCTATCTTCATCTCCTTCTACGTTAGAACCAGAAGCATCTACATTTACTACGATATTTGTTGATCCACCTAAAGCATGATTCGGTGTAATATTGCCACTTACTCCTGGACTAAATAATTCTGGCCCTCGTTCTCCAACTATATATGGCCTACCACCAGTAACTCGCCCTCCTTCTGCCATAGGAGATGGCATCTGAACATTAAACATATTTTGAAACAAGCCTAAGAAAGATTTTTGAATACCAGCAGCCATAACTTGTGCAGCGAGATCCAAGAAGTAATCGCCAATCCTGTTCAACATATTTCTAAAGGCATCGGTAACTGTCATTGTTCCCTTAACAATTCCTTTAAAGGATTCTGCAAAACTTGTTTTCAATTCTTTACTTACATCAAGAACGACCCGTGTTGCTCTTGATAATCTTTCTATTTCATCTACAGGTGCTTTAAATTCTTCAAACTCTTGTAATTGAAGAGCGTATTCTCTAGCAAACTCAACAAGTTTTTGTGATCTGTCAACAGCTTCATCAAGAGGATTTAAGAAATTATAAAAGTCTCTACGGAATATTTCTTCAACCTCTTCTGAAAATCTAAAAGTACCACCACCAGGACCATAGCTTCTTGCAAGTTCTTGATAAGTTTTTATATCAGAAAGGTCTTTCCTAAGATTCTCTTGCAACAACTTCGCTAAGTCACTATTCGGATCAAGTTGATTTATAAAGGCATCGAAATTTTCATTAACAACATTTTCATATCGTTTACCTCCAATTTTTCGATTAAGTTCTAAATCCTGTAAAACTATATTTCTATTAGCTTTTGCAATTTCTCTTGTTAACCTTAGTTGAACTTCAAGACTTGTTTCAGTTTTTAAATCTGCTAATAATTCATCTGCTTTTGTCTGTCCAATAATATCTCTAGCTTTTACTATTTCATTTATTAATTTTTGATTGTCAGTCGCACCAGAAACTGCGTCAAACACCTTTAGTCCATCTTTACCAAAAACATCTAATAAAGCATTTACATCTAGTTCGTTTTCAAATCGAGGAACAAAACTATCTATTAATTGTGTCGCTTCCTCTTTGGTTATATTAAATTGTTTAGCTAACTCCTTTACTTCTTGTCTTGAAAAATTTGCAGTGCTACCAACAGCCAATAATTGATTATTTACTAATTTTAATTCTTTTCTAAACTTTATTGCATCTTCAATTTGAGCAGCGACAGCAGTAGCAGCGATAGAAAGAGCAAAACCCCCACCTGGTGCTAATGCTCCACCGATTGCACCTGCAGCACCACCCATGATTGCACTAAGACCGCCAGCTCCAAATAAGAAAGGAAAACCACCACCAATCAATGCACTACCAACACCACCTTTTAATCTACCTGCTGCACCACCAGGCATAGCAAATGGACCAGTGGATTTTGCATTTCTACCAAAACCCATTCTGTTAAAAAATGGTGCTTGTTGTGGTCCTATTCTTCCACCTTGCACTCCAAACTGATTTGAAATTGCTTCAAAATTAGACCTAGTTGCTTGTTGAGTTAATACCTGTGCTGTTTTTGTGGTTTGCTTTACGTTTGCTTTCACACCATCAGCAATTTTATCAGCAACTTTACTAAAAGCTAAAAATCCTCCTTGCGAATTATTTAATATTTGTGCAGGGCCAACTCTTCCTCCAGCTTGCCCATAATCTCCGACAACAGCAGGACGACCAGGGTTAACATTTGTAAACCTAAGTGCTCTATTTTGACGTATATTTTCTTTGATCTGTTGTTTTCTTTGTTGCTTAAGTTGAAACAGAGGATCTGATTCCATTCTCAACTTATTTAATAACTTTTCTTTTTCTTTTAATTGATGATTATGTTCTTTTTCTACATTTACTAATGCCCTTGCTGCTCTTTTAAAACTGTCCGTACCATATGCAGCCTTGTTTAATAACCCCTTTGCTCTTGAAAGTTGTTTATTTAATTTATTAAATGTAGCAACTGCTATTCCATTACCTTCACTAGCTGCTTTGTTAAATCTAACTTGAGCTTCTCCAGCTGCTTTCAACTCCTTACGGAGTTGCATTAACTTATTAGAATTTTTAAGAGCTATATTCAGATTTACGTCATAACCTGCTGCCACTTTTCTATCTGAATAATAAAATTATTTCTATTCTACCTTCTTCTACCTTTTAAAGCACTATTTCTTTGTGCTTGTTCTTGTTGTTTTTTATATTCATCATTTTCAATCTCTGCATAAGCAGCCCAACCCATCATCTCTTCGATAGTAAGAGTTTCACATAATTCAGCTACAGTTTTATGTAACTGCTTTGCCAAACTAAATAAGAATTGCCAATCTTTATTTGCTTTTCAAATCGGCTTTAGCCTCTTTAACCTCCTTATCAGTTCCCACCGTAATCATCGCTATCTGTATTTCTTCAAGAATAGATGCTGAAACTTCTCTTCTTAATGAAGCCTTATCTCCATCTTGAAAAAGTCTTGCACCATCTTTATCTAATGCTTTTTCAATCATCATCTGCAAAGCATAATCATTAGTATCGTCTGTGCCTGATTTTTTGGAAATGGCTTCTCTCTCTGCAATAGTCAAAGGATGCCAATAAACAGTAAGTACAACTGTTCCTTCTTTTACTACATCATGTTTATAAAGCTGAGAAACTCCAAACTTGTTTCTTAAAAGATCAACTGCTCTAGTCATAAAATAAGTACTGCTACTTTATTATACTAGGCATTGGCTGAGAATTGGCAAGATATTATTCCAACAAAATGACTTCTATCCTCGATTTCAAGCATTGTAGGTCCATTTATATCCTGTACTCTTGGTTTTACACTAAAAGTATCTGTATATCCCGAAGCATTTACAGAAGTTAAACCATCAATCACTGCCTCTGCTATCTCTGATAACTGACTTGTGCCCTTACTTTTTGGGACGTATATATTACATTGAATAACACCTGAATAAAAATCTGAAGATGCACCTTGATTTTGAATCGTAGCTTGATTGTAATTTATTAACATTACTACATACTTTTTAGTTTTACCTGATTTAGTAAAAGTAACATTGTCATAAACCATATCAATAGTTGGATCTACGTCCGCAACTGCATCTGTTACTGCCTTTTCAAATGCTGCTCTTGTTTTAACTAAAGTCATTAATACTCCTTAAGATTAATTTCAGAATAACCTACGCCTCCTTTAGAAGATCCAAAACCTTGCATCTGTCTCGATGCTACAAATAATTTACCTTTCTTCTGTGTCATTGTATCTTTAATAATTTTAGCTAAACGTCCTTGTATGAAATTCTGAATTTTACCTCCTTCTAAGGCGTAAGCAGCATATTTAACAGTATTTCCAATATAAACAGGTCGTTTTATATTGTACTGTTTATTTATTTCATGTCTTTTTTGAATTTTTGGATTTGGTGGTCTAAAACCAGCAGGCTTCCATTTCTCACCACCTTCATCAGAAGCTAATTTAATATTAGCCCACGGTTTAAAATTTTTTACCTCATCTTTTGCGACAATAGGTTTCGTATCGACCTTCCAACTAGATGCAAAAAATCCTGTATAAACAGGGCTATGAGTTTTTGTAGATAAACTATTATATGCTTTTCTAATAACAGTATTAAAATCTCGATTCATTTGAGCTTCAATATCACCAATTGGATCACTTTTTGATAAGTCTTTATTAGCCATCAGAAGCGCACCAAGATTGTAAATAGATAAACCTGTCCACCTCTTCTAGTGTCTATATCGTAAATCTGTGCAGTTCTTGTTTCTCCCGCATATGTTAGTTGGATTTCATCATCAAAATCGACTTGGTTATCACCAATTAAATCGGGAGTTATATATAACTTTGCTTGTCTTATTTCTCTACCTTCGTCATCTTCAGACTTGATAAATTCAATTGGTACTTTTATATCTGAATAAGTTGTGTCTACAGTAACTTGCTCTCCTGTTTCTACGTTATAACTTGAAACTCCCTTCTTTACATAAGTAATAGTTGTATCGAGAGAATCTCCTAAAGTCGCAACTATATCTTTTGCAACGCTTTTTAATAATGAGTCAAGTTGTCCTGCCATTATCCTCTAACTACCCTCATCTGAAAACTACCAGCTCCACCAAGTATATAAGCACCTAAATAACTTTGTAACCACGGGTAAACATCAAGAATATTATTTATAGATCCTGTTCCTTGACTATCAGTATTGTATTTCACTTCAATATCTCCTAGTTTCACTTCAGAAAAATTACCATCTTTACCAGTTGTACCCGTTATAGCTCCCGTATCATTTGCTAAAGCCCTAGCTAATTCATATTGTGCATATTTAATATTCAATGGAATAGTAGAACAAGCTAACTCAACTCCATCAACCTGATAATTATTTCTTGGAAACTTCAATGCCTGTCCATCATCACATCTGTCTCCATAAAACACAAAGCTATCAATCCATCTGGTAGCTGATATTAATGCTCTATTTTTCTGATCATCTGTTTTATTAGTCCAAGTACTCGAATCTGGTACGGTTTCAAAATAACTATTAGCTTCTGTCAAAGTGACATAGCTATTAGCGTTAGCATCTTTTATAGTTGCATTTATAGTGGCTGCCACGATAAGAAAGTAATTTTAGTTTTATTGTAGCGTAAAGAAAAAACCCCACCAATAATTGATGAGGCTTTTTACTACTTTGCTACTTAATACTATTAAGAAATAGTTGAAGTATCAAGTGGTGAGTTAACGATTAGCTCAACAATAGGAACTAAATCTACATCATATGTAGCAGCCCAGTTGCTTGAACTCATTAACTGAGCATTAGTTGGGTTATCTGTAGCAGATGCCCACTTAGTACCCATAATGTGATAAGCAGTATGATAATCAACTGACATAACATCTTGCTTAGATAAGATGTTTCTATCTGATTCAATGCTTAGAGGAGATTGCTGACCTTCAAGAATTGTTCCTGACTTAATTAAGTAACAACGGAACTCAGTTTGATGACCAGATGCACCTGGAGCAGATGTATTAACTTGAGAGTCAATAACAACATTCATGCCTGCGAACTGACCG